TTTCTTTTAAGGCACCTGTATCTACATGAACAATGTCTTTGGCTCTTTCTACGCATTCTTCTGCCGCCATTTGTGTAATAAGAGTAACAACTTTAACAAGATTCTTAAAATTTTTCTTTACAACAGAAGAATAAATATTTACCCTAACCACGTTTGACCTCTTCCAAAAATACTTGTTTTATGGAACCAAAGGTAAGTATCTTAGAAACTTCATAAGTTACACCAGAAAATTCTATTCTGTCTTGTAAAATTGGTTCTATATTTGTTAACAAGTAAGATTGTTGGACTTGCTGCAAATTTCCCTTTCCATACTCTGTGATAACGCCTTTAAGTACAAAATAACCCTGCCCGGTTTGTATTAGTTCATAAATATTTTTTAGTCTGTTTTGTATATCTCTCTCACCAGTATTTCTATATAAATTAAAATACTGCTCACTATTGTCTATTAGTGTGCTGTAGTCATCAAATATTTTTTCAGATAAAGTTTTTTCTATTGAAGAAATAACTAAAACTTCATTTAATTCATTCAAATCTGTCATAGTGTTAGCTCCGCAAAACTATACACTTCATCTGATGAATATTTTCTAAGTTCTATTGTGCCAGTTGTTTCATCTATATCATAATAATTCAAATATCTGTTTTCGGAAGTATAGATCAATTCCGAGTCTAAATATAGCTCATATTTTACAAAATATGTTGATTCTTCTAAGTCCCAAATAATACGTATTTTATTATTTAACAAAGATTGAATAGTTATAATAGGAGTTGATAAACGAAATTCTTCGTCCGAAAAATCTGATAATCTTTCTAATCTTGTAATTGTAATACTTGTAGAAAGATTCTTTCTTTCTTCATCCGCTCTTTTTTGCCATGTACTTGCAATTTCAAGTAAATTTTTTGTTATTTTACTTCTGTCTGCTGTAATTCCTATAGCTAAAGGTAGCGGATAACTGTCTGCGTATTTTGTAGATAAAATCATAAATATTTGTGCAACTGATTCATAAATTATAAATGCTTTGTCTGAATTAAGTGTGTTATAATAACTTACACCGTTTGAATCACAAATATTTTTAACAACAGACTCAATATAATCAACAGTTAAATCGCTATCTACAGCCCATTTTCCAATATATGGAACAACAGCATTATACCAGTTCATATTATACTTTTCTCACTTTTTTATTCTTAACAAGTACAAGATAAGCAGAATAAGGAATATCCTTTATTTCCCCAATTTTTCCACTAATGATTGTATCTCCAATAAAATTTTTAGTGTCTTTTAGAAATTCAACTTTTATACTTTCTTTAATTTCTTTTTTGCTTAAATTAACTAACTCTGATTTTGTTGGTTTAGATTTTTCTATACTATTTTCTGTTTTCAGTAAATCTTTCATTCATTTACACCTCTAAAGGAATAGCCCCCATTTAAGGGGGCAAAATTTTATTACGTAGAAGCAGTTACGTTAGAACCCGTATAAATAAGCATCGTGGATTCTTCATTAACAAGCCCGCTACCCCAAATAGAGTACCATGCCAATTTTCTGATACGTCCGAAATCTTCAACGCCATTTTCTCTGAAAGAGAGCGGTTCGCGTACAGCAAAACCAACACCATTGTATCCAGAAAATACAGCAGTAAGCAACGTATCAGAACTGGTTGTACCAGTGAGTGTGGCATCATAAGACCAAGTTTCTGTTGCATCAATAGCTTGTTTAACAAGCGGGGTAGAAATCAGTTTAATATTGTCAATTTGAGCAATTTCGCCTCTCCAAACAGGTCTGCCAGCAGGATAATCTTTAACATAAGTCAATCTGTTAAATCTTTCCATATTGTCAGTTACTTGCCGTTTGAGTTGCGTAAAATGTCTGGGGTGAATAAACATAACGTAATATCTTTCTCCGTTAGGAGCAATAAACGGTCTAGAATGAAGTCTGGCCGCTCTTTCAATGATAGTATCGATCATTTCATAAGTCAAAATATCAGACGCTTCTACATGGGATTGCTGAGTGCTTCCAGTACCAGCAAATAAAGTATTAGAACTGTCGTAGAAAGAATCTCTTACTTCGGTATCCAAAACAAGACCGGCGTCTTCTCCTAAAGCGGTTGCCGCTTCCATAAGAATATCCACTCTTCCAGCTTGAATAAGAAGGTTAGATGCCGCAACAGCATTACCTCTTTCTCCAACAGTAATAGATACGGTGCTAGACTCAAGGTTATTTGTCGGAATAGGAATATGTTCACTTAATGCTCCGCCTTTTTCCAAAGCGCCAAACTTTACCATATCAATTTGAAGCCCTGCTTCTCTGTTCAAATCCTCTTTCTGTACAGCAGCCTGTAAAAATACGGTTTCAGGCATTGCCGCACGAAGTATTTCCTTAGATAAAACTTCTTTTATAACGTCATCAAGTGGGACATAACCAGTACCAGAATTTTCATAACTCGCGGTATTCATTGACATAATTATTTCTCCTTAAAATTTAACACAAACAGTTAAACATAATTTTTCAAAAGTTTCATAATTTCGGATCTGTTCTTTTCATAGTCATCTAAAGACATTCCACTTATTTTCTTTGCGTTGTCCTCAATAAGAGGATTTCTTTCTGTTGCAGGTACTTTATTTCCGGGCAATTTAGTTTTAGATTTTTCCTCAGCATTACTAAGACGTAATTTCTCTTCAACTTCTTTCAAAATTTTTTCATAAATTAAATTTGATTGTTTTGTTGATTCAACAATTTCATCTTCTGTGTTTCCTTTGATAAGTTCTGGAATTACTTTTCCACCAAAGGTGGATAAATGCTTTTCTTTGAAAAGCTCTAACTTTGTTTTATTTAACTCATTTTGCATTTCTTGTAGTTGTTTCACAACATCATCTGTCTTCTTACTGACTTCATCAGTTGTAAGTTTCATTTTCTCCTCCGGAGAAAGTTCTTTTTTAGGCGAAAAAACTTCTGTAATTTGAGAAAATTTCTGTGAAACAACTTCTAATGATTTTTTTAATTCTTCAATTTCTTTTGATTTTTGAATATTTAATTGTTCCAAACCTTTAAATTGTTCTAATGAAACCGTAGGTTTAATCTCAGAAACCTTTTCAGTAGTGTCTTTAGACACATTTTCTTGTTTTTCTGTAGTTGTTACTGTCTTTTTTTTCTTGGAAGTATCAACCGTAGGTTGAATTTCGGAACCATTAGAAGTTTCACTTCTCTCCAAGGAATCCCCATTTGATTGTTCTTTTGTTTCTTCAATTTTTAACATGTATATCCTCCAAATTTTTCAAATTTTATTTAATAAAAAAGTTAAATTATTTCTAACACAGCAAAATTTGCTGAAATGGTAAAATAGAAAATGTTTCTAACAAAAGTATGAAAACATAAAATGTTTATTTATTTGTATTACCATTTTGGTTAAAAATGTTTTTATCTTCTTAGTCTTAGAGTATTCTCAGTGCATAAAATTTTCGGTTTTGGAAAATTTTTGCATAATAAAAAAGTGATTTTCTTTTTTATTATTAATAAAAACAATATAAATAATATATAAATAATAAATAATATATAAATAATAAATAATATATAAATAATAAATAATATATAAATAATAAATAATATATAAATAATAAATAATATATAAATAATAAATAATATATAAATAATATATATATATATTAGTTCTTTATTACTTATAGTAGCTTGAAGAATTTTTCAACTAATAGTTGCATTTATTTCTATAAATCTACTGTTGGTTAAACTTATAGTTTAATTTTATTTTCTGGTGTTTTATTCAATTTTCAAAGAACATGTTTTTATAAAAATATAGACGTAAAACAGAGTGACTTTATTTCATTTCCGGAAAAATTATTTTTATTTTGATAAAATTTTTAAGATAACTTTTTGGAAATTTTTTATAGGTAGAATGTTGACATGAGATAGATACTTTTATTTCCGTTTTAAGGTACCTCACAGCCTCCGTGAGGCGTTTTAATATGCTTTGTGGTAAATTATACCTAAACGGTATGTAAAACGCTCACAGGGGCTGTAAATAGCCTTAAAACGAACGTTCTCTATAACAGGCTTGCAGACTGTATTTCAGAATTGGTATAATAATAGCTATAAAAATGTTTTGAAATAAATAAGATTTATTTTACGTCTTTATACTGTTGGTTAAACTTTTTTGAATAAAAATTATTAGATTTAAACTAAAGTGGTGATTATTTTGGTTGATTCCACATGTTTTATTTATGAGCAAAAAATTTTGAAAGCTATGAAACATTCCCAAAAAATACTTAAAAAAATAAGTAAAACATACCCCGGAACAGATAAAATGGATGATTTGTGGAGAAAACACACTATTCTTTGGGAAGGTATACAAGAACTTTTTAAATTATATAAATTTTATCTTGACTCAGATAAAAAATAATTAGCTGATTTTTGGGTATTGACACATCAAAATTTTTGTGCTATAATACAGCAAATGACTAAAGAGGTGTCAATAAATGAATTTTTTTGAATCGGCTATTATTGGGTCTGGAAATGAAAATAGAATTTTTGAGAGTAATTATAATACGTTAATGTTTCTATTTTCTCGGTGTTTTTTAGAAACCAATGATTCACAAATACTTTTTTTAAGGAGTTCAGGATTTTTAGTGCCGGAATTTTTTGATACTATCTTATCTAATGATGATATAAAAAATTTGGAAAAAGCAAATTTAATAAAATTTATAAAAGATAGGCTTGTATTAGGAACTTGGGAATGTAGAAGGGGAGAAATTATATTTAGACTGTATGGAGGGAATTATGCAAGCGGTAAATAGTTCATTATACAAGGCTCTTATAGAAAAAAAGTTATATGTTTTTTATGTGGTATTAAAAAAATTATGGCTTGATAGCCAGCAAACAAAAAATAATTTTATTTACATAAAAATATCCTTAAACAATTTAGCTAAGATGTTCAATATTACAAAAGAACAAATGATAAATCATCTAAAAAGTTTAATTGAATTAAATTTAATTAGAGTATCAAAAATTAAATCAGATGAAGATCAATACAAAATAATTTTAGGGACATTGGAAGGAAACGAGGTGAGATGGTTTATGGATAAAAGCCCAGAAGGAAAAGAAAATAAACCAAAAGTTGCAAAAAAAGGTAGTGAGTTTATTGGAAGATATTCCAATTTAGACAAAACACCAGAGGATGTACCTATTGTTAGCTTACTAAGGGAAATGAATATTTTATTTTATGAAAAATTCAATTTCTCAGAAACAACAGAAATTTACAAACAAATGGCATGTCTAAAGAAATTAATTAAAAATTCAGAAAATCCATCAACAGGCGAAAAAATAAATTTAGGCACAATAAAAAATGCTTATAAATATGCTTTAGACAACTTTGAACTATATGGTTTGGATACAGTAACCTTACCGGCTTTTTGTGCATATTTTAATAGCATTTATACCGGATATATTAAATCAAGTAAAAAGCAACCTGTTCAAGAAAGTGTGAACGCACTCAAAAGACTTAAAAAACTTGGGGTTTCAGATGAACAGTAGAATAATAAAATCAGTCTATGAAAGCAGATTCATACCAGAAAGATATTGGAACATATCATTTAAGAGCTTTGAGCAGTATGGTTTACCGGAATGGGATTCGCTTATTAAAAAATTAAAGAATTATGGTAGTCATTCATTGTACAAAAAAGGAAAAGGAATATTTTTATCTGGTGATTATAGAAGCGGTAAAACAGCCTTATCTATCGCATTACTTAAATATATTCTTAAATGTAATAAAATAGCTTTTTATTTTATACCAGTATACACTTTTTATGACTTATTTTTTAATGATAGGGATTTTTATGATTTTGTAAAAAATCAAGATTTTTTAGTTTTAGATGACTTCGGCAGAGAGTATAAAAAGAAAGAATTTTCTGGTGAAACACTAGAAAATTTTATTAGGTTCAGAATAAATGCAAATAAAGGAACAATGATAAATTCTAATTTAGACTTAAAAAATATAAAAGAGGTTTACGGAGATGCTATATATGAGTTGCTATCGGACATAGATGATGATTCAACACCTTTGTTTGAGATACTTCGTACACCTTAGATAGGAGATTTAGATGCCAATTTTAATAGGTAAAGAAGGAGTAAAGAGTCTTTTAGATGAAAAAGAAAAAAGTAAAACTAAAGAAAAAGTAGATTATGAGTTACTTGTGGAAGAAGAAGTAAATAGCACTAAAGTAAAAGAATTTGATACAGAATTTATTGCAGAAAAAATTATAACTTTTGGAGAGATGTTTGACAATATAAAACTTTATCCATATCAAGTAGAGATTGCTAGAGAAATTATTATAGATATTTTATTAAACAAAGGATCCGTTTTTACTGTAGAAATTGCTCGGCAGGCTGGAAAAACAGAAAGTATAGCTATTGTTATAAAAGCATTAGCCATTCTATTGCCTAAGCTAGCAAAGCTGTATAAAGAAGAATTGGGGCATTTTGAAAAAGGATTTAAAGTTGGGATATTTGCGCCAGAAAAAACGGTATCTAAAACACTATTTTCAAGAGTTTCAGATTCTTTAGAAAGAGATGAAGCAAAGCCATTTTTAAGTGATGCTTCAATTAGTACAGAATTAAAATCAAAAAACCCAATTCAGCTTACAAACGGTTCGGTAATAAGAAACCATTCGTTGCTATCAAAAAACTTATTTTCTTATACGTATGATTTTATTGTTATAGATGAAGCACAAAAAATACCTAATGAAGAAGAAGTAACAGAAAATGTTTATCCTATGGGATCAGCAACAAACGCAACCATAACATTAGTTGGTGTTGCTGGAGAAGGTGAGTGTTTATTTTCTAATACAATAGCATCAAATAGAGTTTCTGATGAAAGAAAGCATTTTGAATTTGATTATAAGCATGTACAAGAATTTAATCCGCGCTATAAAAAATATGTTGCGCAGAGGATAAAAGATGTGGAAGAAGGAAGAATAAGTAGAAATGCTTTTGATAGGGGTTACAACTTGATTTGGGGACACGAGAAGTCTTTATTTATTAACAAAGAAAGATTGCAAGGAATATTAGATTATAATTTAGACTATGTTTTCTATGACAAAAACCCAGATTCACTTATTGTTGCCGGTATAGATTTGGGAAAAAAATTAGATAGCACAGTTGTAACTGTACTTAAAAAAGTTACAATAAAAGAAGAAACAAAGTTTCAAGTGTTACGTTGGCTTCAATTAGACGACATGAACTATACAGAGCAACGAATTAAAATAACAGAATTTTTGAGCAACTATCATATTTCAACTATTCTATTAGATAGTACAGGAATTGGTGAAGCGGTTGCAGATGAATTTGAAAGTTATTATTGCAATACAGGAATTTATATAGATAGGTTTGTTTATTCAGACAAATCAAAGGCTTTTGGCTATATGCAATTAGATTCAACTATAGACGCCGGATTTCTTATTATTCCATCGTCTTATTCTGTACAAAATTCAAAAGAATATAAAAGGTTTAAAAAAGATTGTTTTGCATCCTTATGGGTACAGCGTAAAAATTTTATGCTTGTAGAATCTTTGAAAAGCAAACAGAGAATAGAACATGATGACTACATAAACTCTTTAATGTTAGCTGTTTTATGTATGAACAATGAAATAGACAATAACTCAATAGAATCATTTGAAGGTTTATATTAGTTTGGAGGAAATTATGGATAATTCAAATTTTTTATCTATTATGAGAAATGATATTGATTACATGAACAGGAAAGCAAAGTGGGATATTTTTTGGTTAGCATATAGAGGAGTTTTCTGGAATAGACTAACAAACAAATACGAAGAGGATATAGCTGTAAATAATTTAAGAAAAGTAGTAACTACAACCCTATGGTTTTTATTTGGTGAAACCGGTGTAAAGCCAATTTTTTTAGATGAAAGCAAAAAATATCAGAAAGACGTGGATTTAGTGTTTCAGTATAATAATTTTGCTGGAATATGCTATGACATTGGATCAAATACCTCTATTTATGGTGATTGTTATATAAAAATTGGGTTTGAAGAGATGGAAGAAAATAACCCTTTTTTGAAGAGATATGGAATAAAAAACGGGCAAGTAAAAATAACTGTATTAAACCCATCTAATGTATACCCGCGTGTCAATGATTTTGATAAGGAAACCGTTGATTTTTTTGTTGTAGAATTTACAGATTTACGTGGAGAATATATGACAGAAGTTCATTATAAAGATCGTGTAGAAGTATACAGAAACGATCATATTGTAATGACTGTTCCGAATCCGACAGGAGAGTTTTTAATAACACATATCCCTAATATAAGAAACACAAAAAGTTACTTTGGTCTTTCCGATTTTGATGACATTTTTACTTTGAATAAAGAAATTATAGCAAAGATGAGAGATTTATCAGAAATTATAGACTATCACGGAAGCCCTGTAACCCTGATGTTTGGTGTTAAAAGACAAGACCTTGTTAGATCGGCAAAACGTGTCTGGTCCGGTTTACCAAAAGATTCTCGCGTAGAAAATTTAAGTATGGAAACAGACTTGGAAGCTATAAATACATTTATAAGAGATTTAGATAATAAAGTTTGGGAATTAGCAGATATACCAGAAATTGCCAGAGGAAAAAGTTTAAGTATTAGTAACACTTCTTCTGCTGCTATGAAAATGCTATACTATCCTCTTATTCAAAAAGCCGGAAGAAAGAAAATACTTATGTCGCCGGCAATAGAAGAAGTTATTTGGAAGATACTTCTGATATTAGATGCAAAAGGAGTACTAGAATTAAGTGACACACCAAAATTTAAACTTAGCTACCCGTCACCGTTCCCGGTTGATGAAGTAAATACAATGACTCTTATAGAACACAAAAAAGCGCTCGGAATGATAACTAAACGAATGGCTCTTGAAGCTCTTGGAGAAAATCAGGATAACATTGATGATATAATAAGCCTTCTCGGAGAAGATTTTCCTGTAGAAGTAGAACTGCCAAAAGATGAGAAAAAAATCGGGAATGAAAGTTTTTATTCTGAATTAAAACAAGACTCAGAAAAGATATTAGAATCACAGTCTGCACAAGAAAATAAAACATCTATTGACAATAAGTAAGGTGATTCTGATTGAATTATGATATAGAAACTGGATTTTATCCATCTATTGTCTTAGATGCAAATTTTTTTATTGAAGGTAAGAAAGTAGATTTTAATACTTTATTTAATTTTACATTCTTTTTATCAGAAAAACTTAATTTAGACATATTTATATTTTTTAATAACAACAAGACAAAAAGAATTATTTCAAAAGTAATAGAAAAATATGATTTTCCAATAAGAATGTTAGATGAAGAAGATTCATTTTTTAGCTATATAAATTTACCAAATGTTAAGTTCTATGTAAAAGACCCAAATATTCATGCCCTTTACAAACAGTCCGTTTTATGCTATACTATTGAAGAGATAAAAAACTATGAAATGGCGAGGGTGAAAATTTGATCGAGCAAAAACTTATATCAAAAATACTTAATATCAACAAACTTCCGGAAGATGTAGAATCATACCATTTTGGAGAGTTTCAAAATATATATAAATTTATTGTTGATTTCTATTATGAGTATAAAAAAATACCAGATATAGAAACAATTATTCAGTATTTCCCAAATTTTATTATAGAAGAATCGCCGGAAAAAATGGAATTTTATGTAGAACGGTTAATTGATATATACAATACAACAATAGTAAAAAAAGCAATGATGGAAGCAACAGATTTTGTTGAAGAAGATTTAGAAAAAACAATAAATATACTTCAATCAGCTATAAGAAATACAGAAAGCAAAAAACTTTTAGACTTATCTATAGATAGTCTAACACAAATAGAGTATTATAAAAACGCAATGCAAAGTAAGTTACCATCTGGATATATGACGAAGTATGAAACATATAACAAACTAATTGGTGGTTTTAAACCGCAGGAACTGCATATAATTGCGGGCAGAGCAAAAGTAGGAAAAACAATGTTTATGTTACAGTTAGCACATGATTTCTATATGGATGGTGCAAACATAGTATTTATTTCAAAAGAAATGCCGCCGCACATACTTCAAGAGAGATTTGACTCTATACACTCTAAAATCCCCTATGCAAACATAAGAAGAAAGATATTAACGGATGAAAACATAGAAAGTTTAGTAGCTGATAAAAAAGAATTTTTAGCAAGAAATAATAAATTTATATTTTTAGCGAATGATAATATTGAAAGGAGCGGCACAGTATATGGAATTTTAAATAAGATACTAAAATATAAACCAGATATAGTTTTTGTAGATAGCTTTTATTTATTTGATGATGGAAACAAAAATTCGGATACATGGCAAAAAGTAGGTAATATAGCTATTGATTTAGCAGATATAGCAAGAAAGAATAATGTATGTGTTTTTGGTTCTACACAATTAAATAGGCAAGTAAGCACAAAGAAAAATGATATATCTTACAAGTCTCTTGGTTATTCTGATATTATAATACAAGTTTGTGATTCTATGACCGCTTTATATCAAAACCCAGATTTAAAAAATGGTGGATTATTAAATGTTGCGGTTATAGCAGATCGTTCTGGTGATGTTGGTAATTTCGATATTTCATGGAATTTTGATAGTATGGAATTTTCCGAAGTCTCTTTTGACAGCTTTGATGACGAAGAAGAGATTTGCGATGATAACACATAGCTTTCTAAAAGAATTAGGTATAGAAGTAGAAAAATTTTCAAATGATAATTTCATGTGCCATTGCCCTTTTCATTCTGACACACACCCGTCTTTTTCAATAAGCTATGATGGATTATGGATTTGTTTTTCTTGCGGAAGAAAGGGGAATGTACAAACACTATTAAATTTATTAGGAAGACCTTTTTTAGAACCAAAAATATCCGCAAGCGATATAGCTTGTAGATTAGAATATAAGCATCAGGATAAAAAACTAGGAGTAAAGTATTATTATGATTATCTTTTTTATAAAAATAATTATGATCATAGCTATATGGAAAGCAGGGGAATTACACAAGAAACAGCCAATTTTTTTGGACTAGGTTATGATAAAATAAGAAATGGAATTATTTTCCCTATTTATAATTATATGAAAGAATTTATTGGTTATAGTATACGTCATATATATAAGGAGCCAAAATACCAGCATTTTTCTAAAAAAATATTATATAATGAGGACAAGGTTAGTTTTGAAGAACCAATTTATGTTGTAGAAGGTTTAATAGATGTATTAAAAGCACACCAGTTAGGAATTAAAAATGTTGTTGGGGTTATGGGCGCTTTTATTAACGAGCATCAAGAATATTTATTATTAAGATTCCCAGAAATAATATTAGGTTTTGACAATGATCGCGTTGGAAAAAGTTCTAATATAGAATACGGAAAGCAGCTAACACATAAATTCGCAAAGGTTAAAATAATAAAATATCCATATAATATAAAAGATTTTGGAGAACTAACAAATTTGGATATTAATATTTTGCCTTTTTCAAAATATTATATGGAGGCACATAATGTATATTGATTCAATGTTGCATATAGACATGAAGTATCTTGAAGAAATAAAAAATGATTTAACAAGCATGTCTAATATATTCTTTGTACCAGATAAAAAAAGCGCTAAAGATAAAAAGAAAGACCACGAAATAAGACTGTGGTATAGTATTATAAAAAAATCTGATCTTATAGTGCCAAGAAATTATCCGCTAAACACAAAAGAAATTATAGAAGATAGAACTGTATGGGATAACCCAAGAAAAATAAAATTTTTAGGCACATTATATGATTCTCAAAATAAAGTTTTAGAAACAATTAAAGAAAGAAAAAGTTGCATTATTAACATGCCAAAAACAGATGGAAGAGATATTGCTGTTGTAGCTGGAATAGCCGAATTGAGTAGAAGAACAATTATTATAGCTAATAGAAGTGAACTTATTGATTCATGGAAAGATAAAATATTGAACTATACAGAAAATATCCCAGGCATTGTTACTCCGGTAAGCAGAGAAATGTGTAATAATCATAATATTATTATTGCAAGTTTTAATGGATTACAAAAAAACATGACAAAGATTCTTTCAAATGATTATTTTTCAAAGGGAGGTTTTTTTGAGTCTTTTGATGTAGTTATTATAGATGATTGTGATAGATTTCCTATAAAAAGGTTGCATGAAGTTTTGCAATTTTTTCCGGCTAGAATAAGAATAGGTCTATCATCAAGAAATACAAGATATGATGGAATGGAAAAATTATTGAATTATCATATAGGAGAATTTATAGATATAAAAGCAGAAAAAGAAACATTGCCAGATGTATATTTAATTAGAAAAGGCCTAGAAAATAGAAAAGATATGAAATTAAACTCGCCTATTTCCACATTGGGTGGAGCAATTGTTTCTTACTCAAAAAATAGAAAAAGAAATAAAATAATTGTAGACACCACATTAAATTTAATTTATAGTGGAAAAAAACCAGTTATTATTACAAGTATTGCAGCACATAAAATGAGGCTAAGAAACTTAATATATATGAAAGATAAATCTTTATCTATTTCGGTGCTAAAAGGAAGTGCATTAAAAGATTATATATCTCCAGATTCTCATGTGTATATAACAGACTATACATTTTTTAGAAAATCATTCAACATGGAATTTGTAGACTCTGTTTTTTTAGTATTACCACACCCAAACGAAAATTCAAATAGTATAATAATAGAGACACTAAACAAAATAATATCCGCGTCAAGAGATAAAAAATATATTATTATTGATTTTAAAGACCCAGATATTAAAAGTATGAAACTTCTTCAAAATAGGCTAACAGTCTATTCTGATTTTGGATTAAGTGTATATTTATTGAGTGAAAATGATAAAGTAATTAATAATAAAGAATTATTTTTGTGTGATATAATGGGTAGCAATAAAATTATAGACGAAGGTGATGAAGATGCCATTCTTTGAGATAAACGGTAAAGAAGTAAAATTATATGGCATAACTGAATTTGCAAAGTTATTAGGCAAAACAAAGGAGAGTCTTTTACATCTTGAAAAAATAGGTGTTATACCTAAAACGCCACTCAGAAGCAGGGGTAAAACTCAAAAAAGACTATATTGCTTTCAACAACTAGAAGGTATTATAGATGCTATTGCAAAATTTAGAAGTAAGTACCCACAAAAACGATACCCAGAGAAATATTATAATTATATTCTTAATGAGTGGAAAAAAATTGATATTTTTTCTGGATTAAAAGACGAAGATTTTACTTGACACATCAGATTTTTTATGGTATAATACAGAGGATGGTGACATATAGTGTATCCAGAATTATCAAATAATAGTACCTATTTACTCGTAAGTAATGGATGCAGTTTTTGTGAGAGAACAGAAAAACTGCTTGAAGAGAAAGGAATTAAATTTACAGCTGTTGAATTAGACAATTTATCAAAAGAAGATAAATTAAAAGTAATGGTAGAAAGAAAAAAACAAGATTTAAAAGAAATTAGACTCCCTATTATATATCATAAAGGAACTTTTTATTTTAATTTTTTGCCATCGCAAGCAGAAAAAATATTGAAAGGAGAATGAAATGGTAGAAAATTCGCATCAAGAGAGAGAAAAAACAAAAATTGGGATGAGTATTGGTTTAACAGTTAATTTAGGAAATTATGAAAGTCTTAGGGTTGACCTATGGAAAGAAACATATGAAGAAAAAACTTTTGATGATCTAAAAGAAGAACTTGCAAAAGAATTGGATAAGCAATTAGTTGAATTATCAAAAAAATACAAATAGGAGGATAATCATGGAATTTGGAAAAGGTTGGAATGAGTATGAAAAAAACAAGAAAGAAGCTTCCGAAAATAGCTTTACAATTTGGGATTTTTTTCTTATGCCAGATTCTTCAAGAACAATAAGATTTCTAACAAAAGAACCAGCATTATTCTATCGTCATGTTATTAAGGTTGGAAATAAGTTTAAATCATTCTATTGTACAAATGATAATACATGCCCTCTATGCAAACAAGGCGAAAAAAAGATGTACTCTGGATCATTTTTAATTTACGAAAAACCAAGTACAAGTAGTAAGAACGAATCTATTAAAGGAAGTGTAAAACTTTATACAGTTGGAAAAGCTATATTAGACTCATTGAAAAATTTTCCTGAAAATGCAGAAATAAGCGATCTAACAGAAGTAGATATTAAAGTATCAAGAACAGGTGGCGGGCAATCTACAAGCTATCAATTTTTCCCTAAAATCGGAAAATTAAATGAAGAAGATACGAAAATAATTAAAAATTATACTGATATTGATTATGAAAACTCGAAAGACGATGATTACTTTAAATTCTTAACAAGCTATATTGAAAAGAAAGCAGAAAGTCAATTTTCTTCGGGTCTTTTAGAAAAAAAAGTTAATAAAGAAGAATTTGACGAGGAATTATTAGTATCTGATGATGAAAGTGAAGATTCTGTACCTTTTTAGAAAGTAGGTTATTATGACAAAAAAGGCAGATATAGCAACTTTAAAAGAAAAATTTAAAGGTAAAATTATTACTGGTATGGATATAAAACCACAAGAATGGTTAGAGACTGGGATAGATTCTTTTGATATTCTTGCTAAAGGTTTTCCTTTCGGAAAAATAATAGAATTGTACGGAAGAGAAAGTTCTGGAAAAAGTTGGTTATCTTATCAGTTAATTAAAAAAGCGCAAGCTAAAGAATTGAAATGTGTTATTGTAGATGCAGAGAAATCTTTTGATGCAAAGTGGGTTGGTAAATTAGGCGTTGATTTAGAAAACGTTTATGTTTATCAACCAATAAATGGAGAAGATGGTGTAGATTATGTTACAGAGTGTCTAAACAAAAATTTATTCCATTTGATTATTATAGATTCTATTGACGCTTTATCCCCCAAAAAAGAAAAGGAAGATTCAGCAGAAGATGCACAAATGGCTATTAAAGCAAGAATAATCAATAAAGCCATGAGAATATGGACTAGTCAATTAAATAGTACAGAACTTTCTCCAGAACCACTAATTTTATGTATTAACCAATTAAGAGACACAATGGCTTTATATGGCGATAGAGAAACAACACCGGGTGGAAGAGGACTTAAATATTATGCTGGAATGAGAATAGAGCTACGTAAAAAGAAACGATATAAAGACAAGGGTTATCAAGAAGTACATTTTTCTATAGAAAAAAGTAAGGTAGGCGCCCCACTTAAAGAAGGAGATTTTAATTTATTTATTATGGATGGGATTCAACCAGCGGGTACTTTTAATGATAAAGAAAGAATTATTGAATTAGCACAACTTAAAAATATAATTTCCGACGGATCGTGGATTAATTATGACGAACAGAAGTTTCATGGCAAGGCAGAATTTTTAGAGTACATAGAATCAAATCCAGATGTATACAAAAACTTTATTGATAAGGTTAAAAAAGCATATGCAGGATAGTAAAAGACAAGAAAAATCTGTTGCCAAAGCATTTGAAGGAAGAACAACACTTGCTTCTGGGGCATTAAAATTTGATAAAGGCGATGTTGAAACATCTAAGTATCTTATAGAATGCAAAACAACAGAAAAGAATAGTTTTATAATTAAAAAAGCAGTATTAGAAAAAATAAGAAGAGAAGCAATAAATAAACATAAATTTCCTTTAATGTCTATTGAATTTCAGGGATATGGAAGATTTATATTATTAAGAGAAGACTTGTTTTTAGAGCTTGAGGAGGGATATAATGGTATTGTATTATGAAGAAAATTGTAAACCATACAAAAAGTATGATTCTGATGCTGGTTTTGATCTTAAATCTAAAAATGGGGTGCTGTTAAAACCTTTTGAAACCGTGGTAGTAAAAACAGGCACCTATATTTCATTAGAAAAAAATAATGTTGGAATTGTAAAAGGAAGAAGTGGCCTATCGGCTAAAGGACTTATTATAGGCGGTGGTATTATTGACCCCGGATATACTGGTGAAATAGGGGTTGTTATTCATAATATGAATGAAGTGCCTTTTGTAATAAACAAAGGCGACAGAATTGCACAGCTTATTATTGTTCCATTTTTATCTGATATAGAAGTTAAAGAATACAACAAAGAGGATATAGAAAAATCAGAAAGAAACTCAAATGGTTTTGGAAGTACGGGTAAATGATACTAGACAAGATATTAGATATACCTAATATAGAAAGTCTTGTTAATAATGGTATCTATGCCGAAAAATTAAATGACCTGCATGTTTCTACGCCTTTTTTCTTTCATCCGTCAAGTATAGGCAGTACATGCCTAAGAAAATTACAATTTGATTTTTTATATTCTGTAATTCAAAAAACATTATTAGATCAAGTAGAAGAGAAAAACTTATTTTTTGTTAAGTCAAACCCAAAGTTATTCCGTATATTTAACAACGGAACAGCAACCCATGAACTTTATGGGCGATATATTAAAAATTCCGGAGTTGAAATAGAATTAGAAAAACCAATAATTAACTATGAATATAGATATAAAGGATTTATAGACGGTGTTATAAACACTAAAGATAAATATATTTTAGAGTTTAAGACAATGAATCATTTTTCATTTTCCAAATTAAAAGAACCACTTATGTCACATATTAAACAAATTCATATTTATCAGAATGAAGAAAAATGCGATGGAATAATAGTATATATTAACTCAAACACGCAGGAAATAAAAGAATTTTTTGTTAAGTATAACAAAAAAGATATAGAAGAAACGTTAAGTATAATCAATGTTATAAGAACAGCCATAGAAAATAATTTATTTTTATCTGGAGATACTCAAGCCAATTGCAACAGCTGCAAATACGATTGTATATGCAATTCTGATAGAATTATAAAAGAAGGAGAATATTTTACTTCCGATATTTTTAATATGGACAGTCTTCATGAGCAATTAAAGAACGAAAAAATTTATAAGAGGTGATTAGAATGGTACTTCAATTTAATGGTAAAAATGGTTTTGTAGAGTTAGAAGTAGGCAAATTATTTACTGCAAATTTTGGAGAAGAAGATACAGATACAGGCAAATGGCATCATAATAGAAATTATTTAGCCATTATGAAAGACGAAGAGAGCGAAGAGGGTTATAGTGTTTTTGTCTTTAAAACAGAAGCTGAATTTAGTTGTAATGGGGTTGGAGAGTACTATTCACCCGTAAGTGCATTAAAAAATTTAGTCTGTACTTTCGAACCTTGTTAAAGTATGTTTATAAATAATTCTATTGCTAATGAAGTAGAAAAATTTGTGCTTTCAAAAGAATTGCAAATACCGTCTAAACCAAATAAAAAAATAGAAAACATATTTGATCTTATAGAAAATCTTACAGGTATTTCTGATAAAGAACTTGGAAATATTCATGCTATATTTACTGGGTGGTTTTGTTACTTTTTGGAAATTTTAGGTGCTGCCACAGTAAATAAAATAGAGGCAGAAACGAACTATCAAGTAGCTTTTAATAAAAGATATGTAGAATCTACATCTAAAACAATTAAAGACAAGAGCATTATAACAAATAATTATACTGAAATAGCAGAGCTTTTTGTGCTATTGCAATCGGCAAAAGCAAAAGTTGAATATCTTACAAGCTTAAAAGATAGCTATGAATATGGAGTCAAAGCCGTGAGCAGAGAAATATCCAGAAGGCAATTAAAAAAATGGGAAGAATAAACTCACAGATAAAAGGTAAAACATATGAAAGATTTATCTCTAAAAAATTTAATATAAATCTATCCATACAGTTTTTTCGTGTACCAAATTCCGGTGGATTAAATATTAAAGGAGATGTGTATGCAGAAGATAAAAATTTTCCTTTTATTGTAGAGTGCAAAAATTGTCAAACATATTATTTTAAGCGGTGGCTAACACAGCTTGATGGTGAGATGCTCTATGAAAGAAAACACGGAATACTAGTATTTCATAGGCCATTTTCTACAATAGATTATTGCTTGCTTGTTCCAAAAAATGAAGAAGAAAATTTTGGTATAGAAAGTATTAAAAAAACAATAAATTTAAATAAAAACAATGTAAATAAAATAGAACAAGGTATATACAAATTTTATGCTGGATATGTAATGAGATTAGATACAGTATTTCCAATTATAAAAAAATATATAAGAAAAAAAGGAGACAAATACATTGCTGCCAAAACAAATTAACGTAGGAGATTTGATCTACAAAACAGTTATATGTGATATGTTTTCTGATGATGATAGCATGGAAATTTCCGGAGAAGTAGACCCGTTTAAGTTGGAAATTAGAATAAATAGCAAAATAGAAAATAAAGATTTAATGAAAGTTGTATTTCTACATGAATTAGTACATACGTTGCTTGATTCGGCGGGGATTTCATTGAAAGAAAAATATATAGAGGCATTAGCCCAGGCATTATTTAGATTTTTTAAGCATAATAAAATGGACTGGTTTTATGAGTAGTATTGCATACATTGACATGACAACATTAAATTTTCCAAATAAGATAAGTATAGACATATATTTTTCTGGGTGTGATATCGAGCCAAAATGTGAAGGATGCCATAACAAGCAACTTTGGGATAAAAACTATGGTAGAATTTATAGTGATGAAGAGTTGTTTGATCATGTGGATAAAATGGTTAGTGATTTACTTTCTTTTACTTCCAAGGAATTTATTGGTATCACTTATATGGGGGGTGAACCATTAGCTCCTTATAACAGAAACACACTAAAATATTTAACAGAAAAAATAAATAAAAAATATAATATAGAGCAACTTATCTTTACAGGAAGAACTTTAGATGAAATATATAAACAAAATTTAACGTCTTATATAATGTATGCAACATATATAAAAGTTGGAAAATTTGATAGTGGAAAGAGAAGTACAGGCGAATTTTTGGCTAGCGAAAACCAAAAATTATTGACAATAGGAGATTTAGATGGAAATTAAATTTTCTTACAACCAAGATTTTGAAACAAAGTTAAATGAACTTAAAATTAAATACGGAGATGAAATTTTTAATTTGGAAGGGATAGGATGGCAGTTAGACCTTCCTAAGTATAATAAAAGTTTTTTTAAAAAAGGAAGTGATTTTTTAGACAATGATTCTGTAGATGCTAATGCAAATGTAAGACATAATAATGCGAGTACCTATTTTAATGAGGTATACAAACCATTTACAAGATTAAATGCTTTATATCTCATATGGAAAGCAATAAATAAGAATTTTGGGTTAAAATCAGCAAATAACTTTTTAGAAGGTGAAATTTCGGGTGCATTATATGTTCATGATTTACATAGTGCAACAGTGATTCCATACTGCTATGCTTATTCTCTTGAATACATTATAAAAAATGGTCTTACATTTATTAAAACAGTTAATTCAAAACCAGCAAAACATTTATCTACATTTATACAACATATTATTCAATTAGTAATGTTTGCCGCAAATCAATCGAGCGGTGCAGTAGGCTTACCAGACACATTTGTATGGATGAATTATTTTGTAAGAAAAGAAATGGAATTTCCTAAAGACAATGATTTACTTAACCAATATTTTCAAATTTTAATTTATTCACTTAATCAACCAGTTAGAACAAACCAAGCGGCATTTACTAATTTTACACTTATGGATAGATATTATTTAGAAAACTTATTTACTGGAAAAAAATATCCAGACGGAACTGAAATAGTAGATCATATAGAAGATATTATAGATTTGCAAAAAAGATTTTTAAGCTGGATTAGAGAAGAAAGAAGCGTCCAGATGTTTACTTTCCCAGTATTAAC